TAGACATTATCTTTGCCCAATTATCATCTATCTGTATTGTATCGTATTTACTTATATCTGCATATGCACCATAACTCATTTTAGATAAGTTAGGTTCGAATCCATACTCAATACCATTAATGAATATTTTTCTTTGTAATTCCATTTCAGTTATATTCATAAACTTTGCTAAATCATTCTTTAAAACATTGTATGACTCTCTACTGATATTATTTAATAACTCAGGTTCAATCCCACATAATTTATAAAGTAAGATTGCAGTTTGTGCTTCCTCATCATCTTTATAATTCTCTAACTCCTTAGCTAAATCTAAGTATTGTCTTAATGTGATATCTGCCCAACTTTCAGGCATTGTTATCTCTATGCTTTTTTTCATTATGCTTGGTATGTATTGTTTGTAAACGCTTGTTGTATAAAATATAATTTCTGTTGTAATGATTTTACTTTTGCTTCTTCATTGTCTAACTTTGCTGACATTGCTATTACATTTGCTCTCATCGTTTCATTATCTCTAAGAAGTTCTCTACATAAATCAAATACTTGCTGTATCTCATCTATTGTATATTCTTTGTTATCAACCATTATCATATTTTTATTTTTTGTTTCTATATTCATTTCTTTGTTCAGCCATCGTTAATGAGTTTAGATACTTCATTAGATTATCATCAGCTAATATTCTATCCATTTGTTTACCTACGAATGCTCTGATATCTTCTTGCTTTGTTAGAGGACGAATTTCTTTATTTAATTCTTTCCAAAATCCATTTCTATTCTCAAACTTATAAGCTTTATATATTTCTATTCTATTTACTGCTGCACCTACTATTGCTCTTTGGTCCTTTTGACCCTTACATATTCTTTGTAATTCAATTCTATAACAGGCTTTACATAATGCTCTCTTTGGTTGTTTGTTATTTAACTCTTTAGTAAACACTACATTACACTTGCCACACTTTGTACTTAACTCTCTTAAACTTCTCGCCATAACTTTTTATTTTATCTTATACTAATTTGATACTTTCCTGCATTTATTTTCTTTGCGTTTAATCTTTCCATACACACATACCTTATCGCATCTATACTATGGTTTGAATAATCTACTGGCACATTCTCAAAGTTTCCATTCTTATCGACCATCCATACATACTCACTAAATTCTTGTATTGTATTAGTAGACCTCTTTGTAACATTTAATTTATATTGTTGCATTAAATCTATTCCCATTCTGATACTATCTTTACCTTTCTTAACAGGCTTAATATTAAATCCACTACGATATATTTCCTCAATCAATCTACCTTCTGCACTATCTGCCCATATCTCATTACGACCTATATCTAAATCGGTTAAGTGTTTTATAATATCTGCTGTTACTAATCCTTTCTTATACAACAACTCATCAATGTATAAATCTTTATCCCGCTTAGAAATGCAAACTAATGTAGATGGGTCAATACTAAATCCAAAGTCCATACCGAATGCAATAAACTCTGCATCTTCCGGTGTTTCATCTACAATACCAATAGTGAATATAGTTCCTACGTTATTGCCAGGTAGACCTAATCCATATATCTTATAATACTCAGGATTGATTGTTTTTAGCCTTTCAATCTCTTCAATGATAGATACTTCCAAAAACGGATTATCTTTGAATGTTGATATGTATAAATCACTTTCAGGGTGTGTTTGTATCTCATTGAATATATAGTGATTAGTTCCGAACGATGGATTGTATGCAATAATTGTTTTAATACGTGTTCTAATAAATAACTGAAAGTAATCTTCTCTACTTAACTCATTACACTCGTCAATAAATAAATAATCTCTACTACTACCTTTTCGTTTCTCTGAACTATCGATAGACATGAATTCAACCATACTACCATTATCGAATGTATATATGTGCTCAGTTGCAGACCAACTTTCCTCATTCCAAATTTCCAATTCTTTTAATATAGTTTGCCAATCTCTCATAATAGAAACTCTCATTGAAGGAAAAGATTTTCTTACAATAGAAATTACTATGTTAGGTTCTGATAATGCTCTTACTAATAACCATTGTAGAGCTGAATAACTTTTTGAACTTCTTGTACCACCTTGCAGAATACAAATCTTTTTACTACTATCTATATCTCTATATGTCTTTGATGTTCTGACGTTGAGTTCCATCTAATATGTTTATGTTGATTGATTGTATTTTTGCATTTACTTCCATTGTGCCTGTAATATCTATACTCCTCATCTTAGGCATTGCGTATTCCATTAACTTCATTGATAACTCTAATGCCTTGACAGGGTCTGTCTTTTTTAATTCTTCTAAATCAGATTGTATTGTATTCAATGTATTGTTAACTGCTCTATTAATTGTTAACCTCATCTGCTCGGTTGTACGATTGATTGCTCCTTTAGGTCTTCCCTTTGCTAATGTATGTCCTTTTTGAAATGCCATATTATATATGTATTATTTTAATGTATATTCATATATATAACCTATGAAAATAAATTTGTTAGTGGAATGGATTAGGGATTACTTCACTCATATGGTTTCGTATCTTCTTAATTGCTAGAAACGTTGTACTCTTACTGATACCAATCTTTTTAGCTACTTCATTAAGAGTATCTTCACTCATCCAATATAATTCATACAAACGTGCTGCCGGCCATAATCTCGTAATCTGTAATGATTTTAATTCACTAATTACATTATCATATGATTTCATTATCTCTATATCTCTTCCTTCATCATATGGTGTATCTGCTTTATCCATTATCATTATATCACTTTCGTAATGATATCTTTTTAGCTTACCGGCTCTATTATACCATCTATGTCTTAAAAACTTTTGACAATAGATTAAGTTATATGAGTTACCCCACCATAACTTTTCTCTACATTCTTTTGCTAAGTAAACATATAAATCAGATGTGAGTTCTTCACTCTCTTCAAATGATTTACATATGTTATAACTTGCTTTTAATAACCAGGTATGTGATTCTCTGTATAGATTTGTTAATCTTTGATTACATTGCTCTTGCATACTTCCTGTTACTTCATTATGCATCCTTTGGTTCTGGATTGGTTTTGATGTAATCATTTATTACTGTAACTGCTTTTAACCATAATTTAGCTGAACTACCGCAGTTGCACGGGCGACCTTCATTTGTATTTGCAATCAATTTATAATTACTCCAAATGTAATCTGCCTTATCTGTTGGAATATTGTTCGTAATACCCCCTAGCGTTTGCTTTAAGGTGTCCAAATCAGTTTGGTTATATAACTTACTCATCTTAGTTTTGCGTTGTGTTTTGGGGTATATCTATTGGATGCTCTAAGTTTAAGAATTGTTTGATGTGTGGAACAATTGGGTGATTGCCTGGAAATGTAATTCCTAATCCACTTAATACCAATACTAAATCTTCTGGTCTTTGTAACTTACTGAAATCTACTACATATGCTTTTGTTGGGTCAATTTCGTTTTCACCATTTAAGGTTGTTTTTAATTCAATCATTTTATTTTGTTTTTTTATTTTAAAAATTTATTCCATTACACTTACCATCGTAAGCTTTATTTGTTAATCTATTTAACCATTGTTTTCTTTCACAACAACCGCAAGAATCAGAATTGAAGAATCTCTTAGCAATATATAAAGCTAAGAGTTCTCCCCTTCCTAAAGTAAGCAGATTGATTATGAACTCTAAATAAGTGCCAATCTGAATTTTACTCCATATCTTTTTCATTAGTTATTTACGTTTAATGATTTACCATTTAATTTCAAAGCAATAATCATTTTACTTTCAATCTCTCTTAATTCTTGTTTACTAATATTACCACACTCTTTCACTACTTCAAACAAATGTGCATCTACACCCCATAAATCAAATGAAGAATATAGTTTAGGATAAGATAAATATCCTATTAGTTTATCATATGTAAATCTAGACCTATGTGATACAAATCTTACATTAGGTTTTCTTTTTGTAGAACCAATGTAAGTTTCACCCAATGGATTAACAATACGATATATGATACCATTCTTATTTGATTTCATATATTCATTATGAACCACCTTTTTACAATCAGTACAATATCCTTGTAGACCTGATTTAGTGTTTTTAGATTTTGAGAATTGTGTTATTGATTTTAGTTCATTACACTTAGAACATTTTTTTTGATTTGCCATTATCTATGTTTTGTTTTATATAAGTATCATCTTTTTATAAGATACGAAATTTATTTTACTTTACCAAATTATCTAATAGATTTAATTCTCTTTCAGATGGTTTCATTTTCATTCTATCCCCTATACTATATACACTAGTACTAGAAGTATTATTAATAGAAGTATCATTTACAGTTACAGTTCCAGTTACAGTTACAGTTTCCATACGTTTATCATATGATTTAGATAACTTAGATATATCTACATCATCTTTCTTTGTTCTGTTATTTCTTCTACTTTCAGTATAAGCTTTTCTTCTTTCACTTTCTACTTTCAGTTTTAAATTGTAATACTTTCCATCAGATAATTTTTCAAACTTATTGAATACTTTAATATCAGTATCATCTAAGATTGATTTGAAATCATCCTCTAATAGAAATCCTTGCTGATGTTGGTAACAAAGTAAAGTAATATACTTTCCTTTCTGTTCGTAATTCATTGTTAGTGTGCCACTCAGAAAATCTGATGTGTAGAACAACACTGCTGGGTCTTTTGCCATTTCATTTATGTTTTTATGTTATTGATATGAATATCACATCTATATTAAATATACGAAAAAAATATTTCTTATCCAAATAATTAATACTTTTTTAATTTCAGTTGTTAAAAATAGATTGGTTCTTAATTAATACTCTGTTCTTCTAAAGAATCATGCAGAGTGAACCATCTCCTTATAAAGACCTCCTACAAAGTTAGTGCCATTTCTAAGTAGGAGGCATTTTTTTGCATAAAAAAACCCACACCGATTAAGATGTGGGTGAAAGGTACAATATGGCTAAGACCTTTATATAACTAAACTATTTTAACTTTGCTGTTTTTTGTAATATACGATACCATTTAATTTTACCTAATCTTTTCAATTCATTTAAGTTAGGATTTAGAATATCTCTATCACAAAAGAATTCTGCCTGCTTTTCTGAATATGCTTTCAATTCAAATACTTTGCAGTAATGTCCTTTATCAGTTTCAAATTGAACTGATACTATATACTCCTTTCCATTAGAATTGATTTCTATACCCTTAGCATCCTCAATAAGAGGTTCAAATTCACTTCGGTATAGTACATACTCAATAGGGCGAAATCTCCTCTCTAAATCGGTTAATCGTTCTTCAATTGTTTTGTTCATAACTTATTTATTTTTTATTGGTAATAGTTCGTTCCATCAACATAAAATTATTCCATTCATGTATTTGCTTAATTACTTCACTTTTGAGTTCCATATATTTACAAATTCTATTATATGCATTTGTAGTGATATTGTAATCATTAAATTCAAACCAATCTATTATTCTTTCAAAGTGTGTTTTACCAATTGGTTTATTTGTTTGATAATAAACTCTTGCTATCATTCCTTTTGTAATTACTTTCTTTTTCATATTATCTATTTTTATATGTTGTTGGTATATTAATTCTATCTAATCCTAATAAATCCAAATACACTTCATTCAAATTTGAAAGTTTTAATTTCATACTGATTAAGTATTTTTCACCATTCGGATTATCTTTTTCTAAGTTATCAACTAATTCTAATTGAGAATAGTATTTCCATTTCATATAATCCAATACTCTTTTTTTACTAAATCTTTCCATTTTGTTTTATTTTAAGTTGTTTAATTGTGTTTCTAAAAATGTTGATAATGTTTCTAACCATTCAATCTTTTGTTCAATTCCTTCCGCACCTAATTTAGAACGAACTGATTTGTATTTGGTTGAATGAAATCTTAGTGCCCTATATTCTGATTTGGTTATACTCAATTGATTTTCTAACCATTTTTTTAATTGATTTTCCATTTTGTTTTAGTGTAGGTCACCACCCTTTGTTTAATTAATATTTGAGATTGGATATATTTCCAACCCCTTTACTGTCTAAAGATACGACTATTTATTGGATTTACCAAATATTTATATGAAAAACATATGAAAAACATATAATATACACATAATCAATAAGTTATGTATATAAAATACCTAAATACTTAATGTATTGATTATCAATGACTTACGTCTTTTACACCTTTTTATCAACAACTTATGTATATAAAAATTTATGTATATATAATCCATTGATAAAAGGCAATAAAAAACCCCTTTTTTAAGGGGGTTTGTTCTCGTTTGGTATCTCTACCTCAATTTATATTTAGAGTTGAAATTTGCCTATTTAAAATTAGGTTATAACCTATTTTTACTTATCTACCTTGTCCAACATATTTCTTTGTTGGTTTATCTTTTGGACCATTTCCTTTTTTACCTTTTGGATTTCCTTTCTTTTTAGATTTAACTATTTTTGTAGTAGTTGTTTGTTTAGCCATTATATTGATTTTCCGTATTTAGTTTCGTTTAATGTATGTATTTCTTTTTGTAATTTATCTATTTGAGTTACCAATGATAATACAATAGAACGTAATTCATCCATTTGATTTTGTTGATGTTCAATTGTTAATTCCAATTGAAGTATCTTTTTTGTACAATCATCAAATCCAAACATTTATATAAAATTTCTTACTGACTTAATTGCTACTTTTAAATCAGTTAATTTTTTTAAATTAGTTACCGTAGTTTTTCTTTGGTATTTATCTGCACATAGTGAAGTCGCCATTGTTTCATCATAATAATCAGGATATAAAACTATTATACATCTCGGTATATAATCATGTTCCATTTCATTTGCTGTTGGTTCGGGAAGATATTCTAAAATCTTTTCTTCGTTATCACCGATTATTTCAATTGGTATTTTTATTAATTGTTCACTCATTTCCATTTGTTTATAACAAACTGCTAAAGCTTGTTCTTGTGTATCATATTCAGACCCAATTGCTAACATACATTCTGAAATGTATTTATCTTCTGGTTGTCCTTTTTCGTATTTTGGTATTGGCATTTTAATTTGGTTTATTTATCTTAATAATTTCTGCCACACCTGTTTCTTCGTTAATTTTAATTTCTATTGCCATCTTATTTATTTTACTATATATAATTTATTTTGAAATCTACATTTACTTACTGTTTGCAATGTTAGTGTTCTCCACTTAGGTCTCATACCTAAACATTGAACATTAAACATTCCTTCTGTTGCTTTTGTATCACTTGCTTCGTTTCCAACATATGCACTTGCATCCCAATACATCCAATAGTAATCGTTATTACCTTCTAAGGTTTCCCACGCTACTCTAATTGGATTACTTCTACTACTACTTTCTAATAAGTCTTGAAATTCGGATAAACTTATTTCAGTAGCTGCTAAGTTTTGTATTTTGCTATATACTGAAGTTTGTGTCATTATTTACTTAAAGTAAGTTTATACAATGTTGAACCTAATAGTTGAGTTATCTCATCTAATTGGTTTTGTATGTATGAATCTTGTGGTGCTGATTTTCTTTCTGCTTGCAACCATTGGTAACAACCTCTATAATACTTTATTGTATCATCAGTTGATGTCCAATCTACTAAATCATGCACTTCATATGGTTTTAATCTACCATAGATACCTGCATAACTTTCACTTAAATCATCTAATAGGTCTACGATTTCTTCATAGAATTCATTTAAGGTTTTATGTTCAGAATATACTTCTGTTTGTTGATGCCAAACGATTGCTTGTTGTTTAGCCGAATTAAAATAAGATACTATTTCTACTATACTTGCCATAATGATTATTTTTTAGTTCCTATTAATGCTGGATGAATGTACTCACCTGCTTTCTTTTTCTTTTTACCAGGACCGAATTGACCAGGATATGAACTAACAACTGATGGTTGTGCTCCTTCCATATCATATACATCAATTCTTTGACCTTTCTTATATCTGTTATCTGCTTTAAGAATGTTTCTTAATTTACTTAATACTAAGTTAGCTTCTACATCTGATAAATCTGTAATTTCTTTTTCTAATATACCTTCTAACAAACTTGCTTTAATAAGTTCATGTGAGAATATACCTTCTAAACTTATTCCTTTAAAATCACCTTCCTTAACTTGTTTCCAAACTTTAGGATTATCAACTTTAAATACACCCATCCATGTTCCTGGCTTTACATTCAATCCATATGATTTTGCTTTATCATACACTGCACTATCTGTAATCCAACTTTCTACTAATGAAACATCATTGGTTGGTTTTTGGTGCTCTAATGTAATATTGTTTGCTTTATTATCTTTAATGTATTTCTGTGCTAATGCTTTGACTGTACTTTTAGAGAACGTAACATAATAAGGTGTACCATCTTCTTTCATTCTTAATATCTTTAAATCAGGAATTAAGATTGGTCCTACTATTGTTCGTTGGTCTTCATCTGTTGTAGCAAATTTAATTACTTCCTTTGTACCATCTGCACTAAAGTAAACAAAATTACTTTGTATTGCTGGATTTGAAACTAATGATAAAGCAAAAACTTCATCTTCGTTATCTTTCATTACCAATTCATAGGTTTCGTATTGTTGTGAATTATCCATCATATTATATCTTTAACATAGTTTATTATAAATTTCCTATCCGTTTGCGAATGTTGCACCTTTATTTGCTCTTCTATCTAATTGTTGTTGATTAGATATATCTGCTGATACTACATATGCTCTTACCGGTTGTGAACTTGCATTTTGTATTGTTTGTGAAATTTGTGTTGCTGGATTTGCACCACCTACACCATTCATTGTTGGAATACTTGCACTTGCTCCACCACCACTACCACCATATGCCGGAGGAGGTGCTGCTGATGCTGATAAACTTCCTCCACCGCCTCCACCACCACCTGGAATTTGTGTTGCATTTATTTGGTCAATACCTCTTTTAGTTGCAACTACTGCTGCTACTACTGATGCTGCACCTGCTACTAAAGTTGCTATTCCCATTGGAGTAAGATAACCAAATTTAGATGCTGCTACTTGTGTATTAATAATAATTTTTGCAATACCTGCTGCTTGTTCAACTATTAAACCAGCAATTGCTAATCCTTTATTTTTACCTGCAATTTCTTGTAATGATTTACCAAATGACCCATATAAATCTGCCATTTGTGATTGTAATGCTTTTCTTGCTTCAAACTCTGCTCTATCAATATTTTTATTATTAGCAGCGTGTTCAAGTTTTATTGCAGTTATTTGGTCTTCATTATCTTTTGCAGCTTTTAATTTTAATTCATACGCATCATTTTCAATCTTTCTTTGTTGTGCAAAATATTCAGTTGTTCCTTCTTGTAATACTTTTAACTGAGCTTCATCAATCATTAATTGGTCTTGCAATTTCTTAACTGCATCATCTGCTTTAAGTTTTGCTATATCATTATTATGTGCTGTTGCTAATGCTAATCTTAATTCATTTTTTTCACCTTCTGATTTTTTAATAAATTCTTTATCTTTTTCTAAATCTGATAAATCCTTTTCATATTTAGCATCTCGCATTGCAATTGCTCTATCTAAATCATCTTTAACTGCAGCGGCTTTTATTTCTTTAGCTTTTTCTTCAAAATCTTTTTTAGCTTTTAATTCATCTTCATTTATTTTCTTTTGTTGTTCAGCAAATCCTGTAGTTTTAGAAAGATAATCTGCTTCATTTGCAATCTTTTCAGCTTGTAATGCTTTTACTTCTGCACTACCTTTCTTTTCAGCTTTAATTTTTTTATCAATTTCGGCATTTTTTAACTCATATGATTTTTTAGCAAATGCAATTTCTACATCTAGTTTTTCTTGTTCTGTTGTTGCTAATGCTAAAGCTGATTGTTTCATCTTTTCCAACATAGCTTCATCATACTTATCTTGTGCTTCTAATTTCTTAAGTAATAATTCTCTACTCTTATCTGCGTTTTCTTTCTGTGTTTTAGTTTGTTTCTTATATCCTTCATCAAATCTTTTTTCACTTGCATCAAATGCTACAACTGTCTTATCCCATGTTCCTGTTAATTGTGAATATCCTTCTTTAATGGATTTCGTATCTAAAGTGAATATACCTTTAAGAATTTTACCAACACCACTACCTGCTTCTTTAACTAATGTAAAAAG